CTGGAAGTAGTGCTTAATTTTTTAACAATCGAACGAATAGCTTTCGATTGCCCCATGGACTGTACTTTGCGAACTAGAAAAGAAGTCCTACGAACTAATGCTACACCAGCGCTAGAAAAGAATCGTTTAACGTAAATAGCGCGGATAAACTTAGATGCCGTGATTGGAACACTTTTCATCTTGCGGACAAGCACATAACGACGCGAGGCAATCTCGGCAGAAGAGGCTTTTAGAATTCGAAGGATACTATATGTTCTTTTGACTACTGAAGAACTTACGGCAGAAAGTGCCTTCTTCAATGTTCGCTTCATAGAAACAACCATTGAAGAGCTGCTCACAGCCGTGAGTTTCTTCCAAATTAGTGATTTTTTGATCAGCAGCGCGGAAGATGATACCACTTTTCGGACCAATTTCACCGTTTTAATTACCCTCGTCACGGACGAAGATACCGCAGTTAGCTTCCTGTTCAACCGCTTCAATTCAACAAGAGACATCAACCCAGTGGATGCAGCAGCAAGTGTCTTACGATACACGTTAGGGAAGTAACGCGCTGAAATCGGCGCCGAGGAAAATGGCTCTTGTCCGAAAAGCATGATTACTACCCTTTATAAAGGGAAATGGAAAACACGAACGGGATGCGCCATTGCGGTCCCCACGCTACTGGACGCCAACCCGGTGGATGCGAATATTGGTTGTACATATTCCAGGCTTTCCAGCCCAGTTTAAGGTGTATCGGTCCGCGCACCACATCAAGGTTGAATGTCCCTCGCGGGCCAATGGCGTAAAAGGTGAAACTGGCTGGTATTAAATCCATGGATTTAATGGTCCATTGCGAAGAATTGAAACCTGTGCCCAGTGCCCAATAATCAAACCCATAACCGCTATTCCGGTACAGCCAAAACACTCTCGACCAGAACACAGACGAATTCGGGTAGAGCCCATCGCGTTTTCCAGCGTCCAGCGTATCATCGAAAGTCTGGACCCATGCGAGCCAGTTTGGCAACCATCCTGTTGCATCACAGAAAAGGGGTGCCCACCAATTGACGCATAGCATGCAGAACAATTGGAAACTCAAACTAAGTACAGCGAACAGCGGCAGGAGGATAAACATATTACACCTGTACCGGTGCGATGAATAGTTTTGCCGTAACAATTGGGTATAGGATCGCCAGGTAGTCGGTCGGCATCGAGGCTTTGGGCACCGAGTATTGTTCATCGCTGTTTTGACGGATACCCAATACAACCTTGTCATAGGCAATACGCACATGCGCCACATCGGTGTCGTAAGTGACTTGCTCATTCAAGATCGCATGGGTATCTGGGATGAGGAAAGCCGCAGCGGTCTTCGCAAGCATGTCGTCGGTGAAGGGGAATTCGTCGCGGCTCAGGACGATCTCCTGGTTCAGCAGCGAGCCGGCGCCGGCCTCTCGGGCCGCCTGGTTGGCGGTGCCGACCACGATCACGGTGGCGTTGCGACCGATCCAATCGATCTGAACGCTGGCGATACGGTGATAGGTGGCGTCAACGTGGACGGAGGTGGGGAGCGATTGTTCGATTGCCATGATGTTTTCCTTTTGGTAGATGGTCAGGCGGTGATGAACCACTGCGCCGTGGCGTGGTGGTACTGGAATTTCACTGGCGTGTTTGCAGTGAGGGAGGCGGGAGCGCCGACGAACGTAGCGCCAGTGCTTGCCCAGGTGGTGCTGGCGCGCGCGGCCGTAGACATCACAGTCATGATTTGGCCGTCGAGCGCGGAGGCCGCCGAGGGCAGCGTAAGGGCCATGCTGGCGCCCGCCGTGCCCGTCATGTATGTGTACTGCTTGGTCAGCGTCTTGGCCGTCATGGAGGCCGTGCTATCGACTTCCTTGCTGGTGTTCAGGTCAGGGCCAGAGGACACCACCGAGCCGGTGAAGACGCTACGGCCGCCGCCCTTCGGGGTGATGTTGATGTCAACCACAGAATCGGTGCCTTGGGCCGACCAAGTAATACCGTTGCCAGTCGCCCCGCCGGCCATCTGACCGTAATTGACGGCCGATGCTATATGAGCAATGGCGAATTGTGTTCCGCCGCCGGTGCCGATATAGACTGACTGGTTTCCTTTCGACACCAAAGTCATATAAACGTTGGTGTCGGAACCACGCATAGCCAGGCCGGAACCGTTACCAGTAGCTGCACCTGTCGCTTCTGGGTAGTTCACCGCGCTGGCCGTATGGGCGATACCGAATTGTTGAACTGGCGAGGGGCTATTCGTATAGAATCGCAGGACACCAGTACCACGGGAATAGTGGTCAAAATTGACGTTTGTGTCTGACCCATTACTTATCAAGTAAGGCGCAGCTCCAGTCGCCGCCCCTGTGGCCTGAACGTAGTTGACCGCTGACGCGGCATTTGCGACCAGCAACTGAGTTCCGCCACCAGTTTGGAGGTAGATCGGGAAAGTTCCCTTGCTTATCAAGGCCAGATAAGCGCTGGTATCCGAACCTTGGGTTGAGATGATTGGTCCGTTACCAGTTGCCCCGCCAACCACCTGGCCGTAATTAACTGCCGAAGTAGCGTTGGCAATTCTTAATTGACGATAACTAAATGCGCCACTAAAGAAGTCGGTAACACCAGCTCCGAGAGTAGAAAAAGATGCCGATACATCAGTATCCGTGCCTGTTGCGCGTTGCTGTGGACCACTACCAGTCGTAGCCCCTGCAACTTGCCAACGATTCACCGCGCTGGCAGTTGTCGTTGCGCGCAGCGCTTCGGCACCAGCAGCACCGCCCAGGGACGTTTGCCCTGAAAGTGTGCTTGTGCCAGAGATTGTCATATTTCCCGATGCATCGTACATCGGGATTTTATTCGCTCCGCCCGTCGTGCTCAAAGAAGTCGCGGGCATACCGCAGAACACATTCTTCGTACCTGCGGAGAAATTTACAAGTGCGTTTGAATTCGAGGATACAGATACGGTATCGCGAGACAAGGCTCCAGCGCTTACCGTGCCCGTTCCGATTTCCCATTGGCCTGTGCCTGGGTTAACGATGATATAATTGGTCGTGTTGGTATTACCAACAGCCGAGGAGAATGTAAAAAAATCCAGGACCGCACCCGCCAAAGTCAGCGAGCCGGTCCCGGTTGTGGTCGAGGTTTCCTGAACCCGATCGGCAAGAACAAAAGCCATGAAACCTCCAGCCGTTTAGGTGAATTGCACTTGGTTCGTAAACTGGATGGATTCGCCAGTCGCGAGAACAACACCCGTGAAGTCACCTTTCATGAACATATTGCCCGCAGTCGAAGCATCGAACAAGCCTGCATTCGTGATCGTACGGGCGCCACCTGCCACCATCGTGCCCACCACTTGGTAGGTATCGTTCGTTGTGCCGACTGTCACTTGGCTCGAAGCACCTGCCACACGAGCTTCCGAAGACTCGGTGAACAAGGTTGTGTCGGTTTGGGCAGACGTACCTGCGCCAGTGCCCCAAGCAACATAAAGAGGCTCTGTGCCGCTGCCGCGCAGACGATTCGTGACAATTGCTTTGCCGGCGTTCGCGAAGACGTTAGTTGCCATTATGCCCCCTGAGTGAAGGTTGCGGTCACAACTGTGCCCACAACATAGAACGCTTCTGCGGCCGACATTTCTGTCGGGTCTGTGTACACAAGCTTGACAGTACCACTAGCGCCGTCAACGGGCACGAGTTGTACTTCCAAGGAATCCACTGTTGCCTGGACTTGAGTACCGTTCGCCAAAGTAGCCGTGACTTGGGTCGGGGTACGGTGGCAAGAGAAAACATTGTAGCCTTTGATCATTTGTTTCTCCATTTACGGATGATCTGTTTGATTGCAAAAGCCCAGCGCATCAAAGGATTACGGTGCCAGTAGTTGACCACACCATAGTCCTTTTTCAGGGTGCCATCAGCATTGAATACTTTGATGGATTGACGCATCATCGTTGGGGAAGATGCGTTAGCAGATTTATCGAAGAAGCTCATAATCTACTTAAGCGGAAGGCGTCCAGACCGGCGCAGCAACTGTCGGGGCGGGGTTTGCAGCTTCAGCATCCACTCGGGCAGCTTCGTCCGCAGCAGCTTGAGCATCAGCCGCCTGCTTTGCTGCTAGGTCGACAGCAGCTTGCGCGGCCGCAGCCAATGCAGCGTGGTCAACGACAGGTTCGTCAAACAAGACGTCTGTGGCAACCATGTCAGCGGCGTTGATGATGGTCTTTCCGGTCGGATTGCCGGGGCTTGGGTCGCGTTTCACCGCAACAACATCACATTGTTCATGTGCCATGTTATCTCCAGATTAAATACAAGGGGAGAGGACTCCCCTTGTATTCGTTCGATTAGCCCAGCAGGACTGCCGAGTGGTTGGACTTGATGCCTTTCACACCCCAGCAGGCCGACAGCTCGTACTGCATCTGGCGATATTGCGGGTACATGGCGATCTCGAAAGAGATGCCCGTGCGTGGGTCCGTGACCGTGGTACGATCGATGGCGAGGTCGCCGCCTTGGGGCAGGGCTGGCATACGGGTTGCCAGGATCAGCGAGGAGCTCGAGAAGCCCACGTTGCCGGTCGCAGCAGCACCGATAGTCATGGCGACAGCCGAAGCAGCAATAGCCTTGCGCAGGCCAGGGGCGCACAGGGTGATTGGGCCAGGAGCAGCGGTGCCGGTTTCGACGACGTACTTGTTCGTATCGCCTGCGAATGTAACGATGTCACCTGCAACAACCGTGCCGGAGCCCGTGATCAGGTTGATGATCGTCGTACCGACAGCATAACCGGCCGTGTCGCTGGTGTACAATGTACCCGTGCCGATTGCTGCCACTTGCACACCGTTCGACTCGTGGATCGAGAAGCCATGGATGTTCAGCAGTTCGCCGTCGCGCAGGGTCATCGTTGTGCCAGCTTCGTTTGCTTTGGTCAGCTGCGCCAGGGTACGCAGAGCGGCACCGGAGGCGGTGTCGATCACCAGGCAGCGATCCATCGGGGCGCCGTTGTCGTCCAGGATTTTGCGCAGTTGGGCAGGATCGCCCAGCGTGCTTGCGAACGGGGTCGTGCCAGCAGTGCCGTAGGCGCGGGACGATTCCAGGCGAGCGGCGCGGACCAGATCGACTTCCATTTCGTTGACCAGAGTACGCATCGCTTGGGCGATCTGGCCATTGCGGATTGCAGCAGCACCGGCGCCGTTGTTGTTCAGGCCGAGTTCTTCTTCACCGTTCCAGCGGAAAGGCACACGGCGCGCCTTGGTGATTTGCAGCGAAACGTTGCCGATCGTTTGATCGCCGTCATTGGGCGGGGTGACACCTGGCGTGATGTCGGTCGCTGCAGCGCTCGGCGTTTTGAATGCGAACACGGTCTGGCCGACAGCCGCGCGGGTAACGGTTGCGTCCAGAGTGGCGCAAGGGATGCAACCTGCCAGTTCGCGGGACACGACGTCCAGCGAAGCGTACAGTGAGGGGATGAGACTGGTGAGGGTATTTGCCATGATCGTCTTTCTTAGTCGATGATTTGAATACCGCTACGAGCTGTAGTCGCCTGTTGATGAGGCGTCAACTTTTCATATGCGGCACGTTTGATTGTCTTGCCCTGGCCTTGGCCATCGCGAGCGCCAGCTGCACCACTTCCGCTAGTGCCCGTCGGGAACCAGTGTGGTTTCAGCTCACGTTGTTGCTCCATCCATTCGGACGGGCTGTACGGCGTACTGCCGTCTTTGCCCAGTTCCGGAACCCCATCGGAGTTCAGTTTCACCGCATTGCCCTTGGCGTCCAGCGAAAAAATCGTACGTGCATGCAGGAGCGCGTCTTCAACGGCACCAGGATGCAGACCACTCGTTACTGCGCGGATCTGATTGTCCAGCACACTGCCCCGGTAAGTGTCGGCACGTTGGGCTTCAGCACGGACCTTTTCTTCATAGGTTGCCAGCTGGGCTTGATGTTCCGCACGCATCCGTTGCGTGTACTTCTCGATCACCTCGTTCTTCTTACCTTCCGCCAACAGCTTCGAATCTTCGTCGGCATCCAGGCGTTCCTTCAGTGCCTTCATTGCAACAGGGTCCAGACCCTCGAAAGCTTTGGACTTCTCTTTCAAGGAGTGTACGGTGCCGAGCAGTTCTTCGTTTTTGGCTTTGAGGCCAGAAACAGCAGCTTGCACAGCGTCGTCGATTTTCTTCTGGAAGGCAGCAGCTTGTTCCGCGGCAGCCGCAGCAGCCCCGTCGTCTTCGCAGACGCGCAGCAGCGTGACCAGTTTATTCAGACCATAGTTGTTTTTGATAGACATTTCGAGATCCCCTTGGGAGTTAAGATATGCGGCCTTGCCGCGTTAAGAACGAACATGACTTTGTCAGATCCGTGACTGCCCACCAATTATATTAGGTCTAACTACGGATTGCAACAACTATTTGCGACAACCCGTATTTATTTTAGTTCTGCAATTGTTTGATGGTTGGAGCAGGCGTTGCGGGTGTTTTCGCAGGTTCTGGAGCTTTCGGATGTGGATCGCCAGGTGTTGTGGACGATTGTGGCAATGGTGGAGGATTGTCCTTGATCTTCAGTTGTTCTTCTTCCTTCTCTGTTTCTCGAGGAATGATCTCTGCTTGTTGGAGGTTATAGAACAATGTGTCATAGCTCATTGCACTATTCTGCCAAGCTGCAACCATTGCAGTCAAGGTCAAAGCATCCATTGGTACAGGGAAGAAGTCGCGATTGAGATCGTATTTAACCACACTCACGTCGTTTGCGCCGCCGAATTTGCAGAAGACTGAAAGCACTTGTTTCATGCCGAGCGAGATAGCTTGAGCGACACTGGCAAGCATAGACTGTTCTCCGCTACGATGGATTGCCGCTGTGTTGGCAGATTCGACGCCACCTTTAGCTTGCACTTCCAGCATGCGCGCGCCTAGGATAGCCATGTAACCTTCTTTTCGTGCGAGGTTGCGTTCCAATGCGCCCAAACCCTCGCCTGTGAATTCCAAATAGAAGGCTTTAGCGTCCGGACGAGGGAAAGTCCAGGCGGTTGTACTACCAATCGTGAGACTCTGTTGGGTGCCACCATCCTCACCAGTGTTGTCGACACTGTAGCCTGTAATCACAGGTGTTGGGAGCCCGGTGAAATGACAGCCGTGTTCGTAATCAGCACTCACTCGGAAGTGTGAGATGTTCATATCAAACAAGTCGATCAGTGGTGGTTCGTCGACATTCCAGTTAACATCATCCACACCAATAAACTGGAAAGGGATTTCTTCCAAATATTGCCCGTTAATCATTGGCATGACTGTGGACAAAGTAACTTCCTCTTCTGCACCTGTGACCGGGTCAGTTTGAATGACGATCACACGCACACGGTAGACAGTTTTCTTTGTACCGTCCGCTTGTACTTGGTCGGTAAGATCCAGGACACGATACTGCACGCCGATTGTATCTTCGAATTCGTCTTTCGGAATATCGCGATTTTCGACCAGCACAACTAGCGACAGAATAGTCTTGTTCTTGATTGTTCGTGTCTTCCAATTGATGATTGACAAAGCACGATACATCTGCATTGATGGACGGTAGTTGTTAGCAAGCGCATCTGCTGCGGTCCCATTCAAGTCGACTTCAGGGTAGTCGACAAAAATACCAACGCGACCAACCTTAAGACATTCTTCTGCCACTTCGAGCGAGAAGACATGCATCGGCGTACCCTGCAAGTCGATATTGTCCAGCATTGGAACGATGGTAGTCGGCACAACCACTTCCGGGGGCTTGCGGAACAACATACCTTGCAGACCGACGACTGTTCGCCAACTTGCATTATAGAAAGGAGTTCGTTGTTGATACTTTTTGTATTCTTGATCGGTCTGCCCGGTCAATTGTGGTAACAGTTCTGTGCCCATTGCGTAGACACCGTCCTGGCCACCGCACACAGCGTTGCAACGCTTCCATTTATCGCTGTTAGCTTGATAATCGGGGTGTTCATATTTAACCGACATTTTTAAACTCCTAAAATTTTGACTTTGGTCATGACACGATCAGCAGCAAGGACGCGGTAACGCATTTCATCAGCAATATGATCCTCAGCATCTGTATCAATATCGTCTGGGTCACGACTATCGCGTGGAATTGGTGGTATGGTACGGATAAAATCACGGCAATTTTCAAACACAAACAGACCAGCTTTATCGGTATCGTCTTCAGCAGTAGCAGAAAGTCGGTCGCGAATCAGTTCCCAGCCGTTCTTGCGGCTACCGGGCTTCTTATCTGCGAGATTCCAGAACACACCCTCCGATTCCATGTTCTGCCCAATGGAGGCGTCATCTGTAACGTTATAAATAGCAGAGTCAGCTGGGCCAATAATAACTCGATTACGAATTCCCATCTGTGTCTCACGGCTAAGGATACCTATCGCTACATTCTTAGCTGTCATACGCAAGCCTTCGTTCGGCTTGCCTGTACTACCATACCATTCCCCGATACGGAACAAGGTCTTAGGCGGAAAACTGCGCCGTGTACCATCTGCCATTATCGCGTCCGAGCCGTCGCTTTGCGCCCACCACCCGACACTAAATGGTTTCGAGGAACCCCAATCGAACGAGCGATCAATTTTCCAAGACGAAGGAATTTTGAACGGTTTGAGAATATGTTTTTTGGCATCCCAGAGGTCATCGAACATGCCGCCAGATGTAATATCCCAACTGCCCTCAAGCCAAGCCTTACGCTTATTCGGATCTGTGATAGACTGTAGGGTTTTGACATAATCTGAACCAAGGAAAGGATTCTCTTTAATGGAACCGAATAACGCTACCCGTTTATTGCCGTCGACGTCCGTAATCACATTACCGTATGGTGCAGGGTCGATGAAATAGTTCTTAACCCAATTATGCCCCACACCGTATGGATTCGTGCTACTGCGGATATAGCGCGGAATCATTGGAATGCCACCTTGCACAACTTGAAACGAGGAGCGGTTGCAGCTCTTCATTGACTCGTAACAGTTGATCGAGGACCAGCTTGTAAGTTCTTCCCATCCGATGAATGGATATTCATGACCGTGGTACGACCAATAATCTTCTTCGTCTTCGAATGCACGAAACAGAAGTTCCTCTCCCGTCGGCCATACCCACTTAAGACTGCTACTCCCTGCAAGAAAGCGAGGTTTCTGTGCTGAACGATTAAACCACCTTTTCGACTTGTTGATAATGTCATCCAGATGCTTGTAATTTCGTCGAAAAATAATGCCCCGCCAGTAATCACCATAGCCCCTGCCACAGAATTGAGCAAACGAAAACAACATTGAATCAGTCTTACCTGGGCCTCGAGTTCCTGCGAAACAAACTTCGCGAATCGGGCTTTGCAAAAATAGCGATTGACTGCCTGGGAGCGCTTTCCAAACTGGTGGAATGAGCAGTTTTGGGCGCTCAGGTAGTATAATTTGACTCATGTGGTTACGGTTTAGGGTCTGGCGCAGTCAAAGCAGCTTGTTGGGCAGCAGCTTGCTTTTCCCAATCTTCGATCGTCATGATGCCGGGCACGACAAACAGCCCCGCACCATTAGAGAGTGGTTGGCCGTCCGGACCAGTGAGTTCAGTTGAGCTACGACGGGGCGCTTCCATGCCCTCGATATTGGCAAGTTTAGACCAGGCAGCTACTCGCGCAGCTTGAGACGAGCCGGGGCCCTTATAGTTCGCTTCAAGAAGCAGACCAGCTATGACACGTTTACGCATTTCTTCTTTTGCTTCAGGACTTTCAATGTCTTCAGCGTTACGCAAACGAATTTGTTGCAAGACGTATGCATCCTGCATGAGTTTGACTGCAAACTCACGAGCATAGCTCATGGAATAGCCGGTCCGGATAGCAGCGCTGAGAGAATCGAAATCTTTCAGATATTCTGTAACGAATTTGTCACGCAGAGCGACCTCCTTAGGAGTGAGGCTCTTTGTAAGATCCGGTTCAGTAATCGGCGTTGTGTCTACTTCAGGATCCAATCGCTCGTTTGCGCTCATAGATAGACTCCGGTGATGCCTAGTTAATATAAGGTGGAGTATATGTGAGATACGTGTGAAGGGGCAAGCTTTATTTGCGCTTCTTGCTAGGGTAATACATGGGACGCTGGGAAGGTACTTGCCGCTTACGCTATGGGGTGGGCAAGCTGCGCTATAGCGCGGGTAATAGTAGCGGGTGCAGCATTGCACTGCACCCTTGCCGTGCGTTTAAAAGCTCTGTATCAACATCAACTAAAATCGCCACTCACCAACGTGCCAAATATCTACTCCACGTCGGCTATCAATGAAAGTACGGATCCGATTGTATATTTCTTGTTGCTTTTGAGTGCGCGTGCCAGTATGGAGTATGACCACACTGAAGTTCTCTAAACCTTGCAGCACATGTTCTTCATGAACGTAACAAACTCGGCGTTGCATCACTAAACCAAAATCCGAAGCAAACCGCATTGAGTCCGCAATCACATAAATCGTTTCATGCGGGATCATTGCTCCCAAAATTCTGAGGGCTTGCTTGGATGTGATCTGGTACTCAGCAATGTCCTCAGGCGCAGTAGTCATGTAGGTGTGGATAGAAGGCCTGCGCAAAATTCCTTCTACCACCTTTTTAATGATTGTTAATTCATGCTTATTATCTTTCATTTTGGATCCCTAGATACCACATTATCGCATCTCGGGCTTTCTCCCAATGATCAAAGCAACCGTACAGATAATTATTATCAGTGAGGTATTTGCCAAAGGCTTTTTGCTTCGCCGACTCAGTTTTCAACGCCCCAGGCTTCTTCATTTCTATAAAGAGACCATGATAATTGTGACGAGAACAAGGAAGCATGACATCGGAGATACCGGATTTTACACCCTCTGCACGCAAACGGCCAGCGACAGCAATATTTCTTTCGCCACCATTGGGAATGGCAAACATCCACTCCAATTCCGGATACTCGGAAATGTAAGATGACGCCCAACAAAAGAGGGCAGTCTGGTGGGCATGCTCGGTATTTGGAGCAGCTAAGGACTCAGGGGTAATTGTCATACTTTATTACCCTTCAGTGTCCGAGGATAATCCTTCGAATATTGCTCGAACTCTTCTTGTGTCCAAGGTAAGTTCCTTGCACGATTAATCAGTTCAACTTTACCTTTGAGGATTTCGGTCTCTGCTTCACCAGTAGAACCTATCACTAACTTATCAGAAGATGTGAACATGAAAGCGCAAGCTTCGCCTGTCTGGTCGTCAGCCCAGAGGCAACCTTGCACACGTTGACCATCCAAGAGTACATCTGTTTGGTGACAGATAAAGTAAGAAGTAATGTTAATGTCGATACGCATGATTGATCCTTAAATTTGTTGTTGGAATATTGCTACTCGAATGTAAGAGTATCGATCCCATTGCCTGTATGGATGTCGAGTTCGGTTGCTACCTCGATGGCTTGCTTTGCAGTACAACCCAGATGCATTGCGGCCATGGCAAAATCGCGACCAGAACCGATAGCGTTAGTGGTATCGTATATCTGATACGGAATCGGGCCAAGGGAATAACGCCAAATCGTCTGGTCTGGTCGAATCTCCAATACTGCACACCAGTCATCTTTTGATGTCTGACAAGCTGGGAGCTGAGAAGGGATCGCTCCATTCTTGAACCACTCGAAAATCTCAGCAGCTCCGCCAGCAGTACCGCTAATTCCGACCAAGTTGTCGTTAATCTTGCGAATTTTGCAGACCGTTAAAGGTAATCCGCCATCGTTACACATACGGTCGCCCGCAAGTGTGAATCCATCCCATGCAATTGTAGTCATATTATCTTTCTGGAGGTGTTGGATAGTTAATAGGGTCGATATCGAGGCAAATATACGTCTTCGGCAACGTGAAACTTTGAAACACGCCTGAAATACGCTGGTATTTGCCGGATTCGATGAGCTCCCGAGCGATTTTTGAGCTGGTAATGATGATTCGTTCGCCGGTAACTGGTGATTGGACATTATAAATCTTTGGTTCCGTCATACCAAAGAATTCAATCATCCACTGATTAAATTCTTCGACCCATTTTGTTGGCATTTGCGCTGCAAATTTGGGCGTCAACTGCATGCGCGGATAAGACTCGCACAATGGAGAGATAAAAAGCTTCGGAAGGGCTGAAATAGAACTGTATTTTTTCGTGGTTTCACGAATATCTGCCAACAAAGCTTGGGCATTTGTTTGGGTTGTCGTGGTTGTTAGGTTTGTCGGAGTTTTCGCATTAGTCATTATAACGTTCCCCGTTGCAGTTGAAATATAATGACGGTATGGGCAAACTGGAAAATTGTTCGGGTTGTTGGTATTTAGGCTGAGAAGACGGCTGTTCTGGAAGCGGATACCAAGCAATGTAGAACTCACCATGACGTCCTTTCCATTTAGCGCATGGCACAATGACTTGCCCGATCGTCAACAAGCGTAGATGTTGATTGCGAAATGGAAGTGGTGGAGCGCCGTCTAGGATCCAACCCATTTGTGTTGATTGCGGTTCGTCTGTTGTGGCCATCGGTTAATCTCCAAGTTTGGTCAGTGCGTCAAACAGTTGGTCGTCAATTGCTTCGAGACGAATCCATACCCCATCGTGCGCAGCATAGAGAGTTTGTAGTTCCGCAATTTGTCGCCGGGCAGTATTTAGGCTCTCAATCGCTTCTTCTAAACATTGAGAGAGGTTCGTAGGTTTTGTGGTGGGTGTGGTAGTTGTCATGTCACACCGCCATTGGAGCTTTGATAGCTTCGTGGTGGCTGTAACCGCGCAATTGGATGTCGTCTGGTTTGAGATCGTCAAGCAATGTGTCGAGATCGATAGTAGTAGCGTTGAACGGGAGCGGGATAGAGAGCGCTGGCGGGAAATAAGGTTGGCGCATCAGTTGAAGTTGCACTTGCTCGATGTGGTTCTCGTAGATGTGCGCGTCTGCTAAGAACATCGTTAGCTGGCCTGGCTTATAACCACACCAAGCAGCGAACAGGTTCGTCAGCAGCGCGTAAGATGCTATGTTGAATGGTACGCCCAGGAACATGTCGCAACTGCGCTGATACATGCAGAGGTTGAGCGTCTTGGTTGTTGGATTCGGAAGAAACTGGAACAGTACGTGGCATGGTGGCAGACACGCTTGGTCGAGTTCAGCCGCGTTCCATGCATTGACGATAATGCGACGGTTCGTTGGGTCGGTGCGGATGAGATGCAGAGCTTGGGCTAGTTGGTCGATACTGTCCAGGTGACTTTTTGCAGTCCAGTTACGCCACTGTGCGCCGTAGATGCGTCCAAGGCTGTCTGTTGGGTCGATATTATGCGGGTTGTTTTGCCATGCTGGGGACTGTTGGTTTGCATCCCAGATATGGGCGCCTAGTTCTTTGAAACGGGAGAGTTTGGTCGAGCCTTCCATGAAAGCTAACAGTTCGCCTTTCACTGCGGTGAAGGCTAATTTCTTTGTGGTAATGGCTGGGAAAGTATTGTTCCCGTATTGGTCTTGGAGTTGAAAGGTTAGGGACGCTCCTGGCAGAGTGAGAGCGGGGGTTTGGGTGCGGTTTGGTGTGAGTGTGCCAGTTTGTAGGATAAGGGAGAGGAGGTCGAGATATTGTTGCTCGCCTGGGTTTTGGGAGTGAGCTTGGGATAGGGGTTGCATGTGTACCTTTCAGTGTGGTGGATGAGTGTGGTGGTTGTGCGTTATGCAAGTTACAGTTTACGCAAGTTGTTACTGATGCGCAAGTTTATTATTTAGGATGGATGTTAGGAAGTTATGAATGGTCCGATCTAGCGTTCTTTTATTTTTTTTTTTTGGAGTGGAGAGTCGTCGGAGGGGGAAGTGGGTGATGCTCTATCTAGAAAGGATGGTCTCTACCTTGCTGGTAAAGCCCCGTAGCAACCCCTTACCTTTTTGACATGATTTACTTACGTGCAGTACCTCTTGCTATGCAGCAAGATTGCTTGCACACCAGTAACGATAGCTATTAACTATGCCCAACACACTAGGCATTAATATTAATATGTGTTGTATCTATGCCCTGTGGCAAAATTACAACCTATGCATACCAAATGCGCGTATAATAACTACATACCGCAGCACATACCGTGTTGCAGGTACAACAACTAAGGGGTATTACCATGCAAGCAACTACTGTTACCACCAAGCAACCTACCAAGCTACGCGCAGCACGCATTGCAGCAGTGCAACAAGCATTGTATGCACGCAACATTGCAGCAAAGCAAGCAAAAGCAGCAGCAGTTGCAGCGCAAGCAACTATGGTTGCTTACCAGCAAGAGCTTGCTGCAATGCAAGCAAAGTATGCTGCTTTGGGTTTGCAAGTAGCACCCCCGGCAACCGCACGCAACGCACGCACCAGCGCACCGGGTATGCACAGCTACCCAGCTAGCACCGGTAGTAACATTTGCGCTACGGTACACCAAATAACCGCACAGTACGGGTACAACCGCAAAGCTGCACTTGCAGCGTGCGCTGCTGCTGGTATTAACAAAAACACCGCGCAGCGCCAAGTTGGCGTGGCAATTGCAAGCCAGCCAAAAAATCAATCCCCAACCTAAGCAGAGTGATTTGCAATCCTATACGCAAGTGTAGGATTGCGAGTGCGCTTTGCACATAACTGACCGCGCATTGGGCGCGGCGAGATAGGAGAAGAGATCATGTTTGTAGCCTGTGGCACCAAGTATTTTGAAATCGGCGATGTCGTGGTGCAATACCATTACACTGGCGCTCCCGCAAAAGTGGTCGGCGTTACTTACGACAAAATCAACGGCGAAGCGCTTTACGAACTTGAAGTAGATGTCAGCAACCACGAAGAAGGATTCGACGAAAACGGCGAGCGCATGGCAACCTCATCGGCTCTGGTATGGGCATCCGAACTGTCCCGCCTGAACCCATAAATCAACCAGCGCCCTACGGGGCGCACCCAAGGATTTCAAAATGAAACAGAAACTTTTCACCGTTGCTTTGTCAATCTTGGTTTTGATCCTTGTGGTCATTGCTTTCCTGTCCGCTTTGGACAAATCACTTCAATAGGAGGTCAAATGTATTATGAAATCAACGTGAGCCTTAATGGCACGCATTTCTTTGCGACCGCAGAACGTTCCCTGCGAGACCAAGAACATGCTCACCGCGTAGCGCAAGAATTGAAATTGCGCTTTCCTAAATCCCAAGGCTTTGAAATTTCGATGGTGAAATGGCATAAACATGGCAACGAAGTGGAGATTTAAAATGACAACCGAACTGAAAGTACTCACAGGAAACCAAGTCACCAAATTCCGTTTTGCATCCATCAAAATGCAACTCAAAATGGAAAAAGTTGGCCTTAAATCTAGCGGTGGCGCTTTGCGTCCCCGCTTGGCTAAAGAATTCGGTCTCAAAGCGCGTGATTCGTATGATTTGTACATCGCTTATTGCCAAACCAAAATGGACGAGTGATCATTATGACCACACTAATCCGCCCCAAGGTCAAACCAGCCACCGAGCTTATTAGCATCAAACTCGAAACAGAACTGAAACTGCAATTCCAGTTCTTGTGTGCTAAGGCTGGCGTTACTATGAGCGAAGCAATTCGCAATTACATTGAAGCAGAAGTAAAAGAAGCGACCTTGCTAAAGGAGATCAATGATGAGCAATCCTAAATCAACCGTAGCACAAGAAATTGACGCGCGCATTCTGCACACCGATCTTGCGAGAGCGATGAAAAGCTGCGGCCGTTACCAAGATGAACGCGAAATCATCGATACAATCCTGGATATGCGCAGCCAAGTGCGAGATGGCGAAGATCCAAACGAAATCTTGCACGACGAAGGTTTCGAACCGGATTATATTTTTGATTTATTTTAATTGGAGATTTAGATGAAAATTAACGCTAACAACTTCAGCGAGTTGAATATTCCGCTGATAATTGATCGCTCAAACAAGATTATCGAGTCGTTGACAAGGGTTTGTGATATTTACCCCGAAGATGCTAAACAGATTTGTCAATCACAAATCTTCAAATCACTCGAAGATGGTGATGTTTGGCGTGCGAGTGCCTACATGCTCGCTTACAACGAACTGTTTGAGCAGGTTATTCGTCAAGAAGACAAAACTTGCGCACCAAACGAGTTTAAGAATGGTGGGTTTGATGAGACGCCAGTTTTGAATGAAATTGTTGCGGCATCTATGTATTAGCAGGATTTATGACCACACATCGACCTGCGGTTAACGCAGGTCGAAAATTTTAATTATTGCATGGAGAATTTATGAATATTGTTAGTTATTTGAAGTCCCTTTGGGTTAGTCTGACGCCCATGAAAGACCCCAAGACGGTAATTGCGGAAGAGCTGCATTTTACGCGCTTGGAACTAATTGCAGCGCTGACAAAACAGGAAGATTACGCTGCGCAGGTGACAGTGTACCGCAGTAGAATTATTAGGTTGCAAGAGATGCTGAATAGCGAGGTTTAACGCTAATTTGACAGCCCTGGGTTATTTTAATGGTAGTCCAGGGTTATTTGCATTATTATTGATAGCGTTTGCATTAGTAAATGTTGTTTTTCTAAGGGTTGATCACCGTTTCTATCCTTAGAAAAGATGCATTTTTGGTTAGTGAACACTTACAAAAAGTTACTAACCCGTTATTAGCTTCTTTAAGTGATAGAAATTGGTGTGTTTATATAGCTATATAGTAATTATAATTAGTATTATTAGTAATTAGTAAGAACAGGACGGGGTGAAACTATAACTATATCCTACCCAGTGTCCTTACTGGGTAGGATATAGTTACGAGTTACACCCCATGGCCCAGGTACTCCTAATTTGTTAATTTAGCACTGGTAACAATTAGTAATCGCTGTTACCATACTACTGTACCAAATAACTATTAATTCCCAAACTACCCAAATTAACTCTAACTACCGACACCATCATGACAACCTTATCTTTGCCCGAGCAACACAAACAATTAATTGGCCCGCACACAAACGTAGAAAATGCACACGTGAATAACTTTTTCCCATTCTGCTATGGGCAGTTCACAACAATGCGTTCATGGGTGGAGACAAATATTCGTCATCAGTGTTTTGCCCAAGAAGCCTTTAATACTCACACGGGCAAAGCAAGCAACATAAAATATTCAAAATACTACAATCTGGTTCTAATGATTCAACATGAAAAAACCGGCATTGTAGCGCCTTACTTCATTGATTTCAAAACCCTGGCCCCTGAAGAAATCGAGGAGCTTCCAAATCACCCTCAAATCAAATTTACCGAAGCCCAGCTTGTGATCATTCACAACAGCCTCTACGTCCACACCAAAGAACACAACCCGCAAGATTTAAACATCAAACCTAGCCCAATCTTGCCAACTGGTAAACGTGCCCCGGGCAGACCCCGTGCAGATGGTGCAATTCCAGGATCGGTGCCTAAACCTACATCCCATAAAGCAAAAACTCACGCCAATGGTAAAAGTCGTTTGTTCACAGTCCCAACGCGCACAGCACACTATCATCAGTGGTTAGCAGCAGTCTTGATCTCCTCACAACATCAAAAACTCAGCGTTTTGATCAATAAACCTTATTCCGTATCTTACAGCAACCCATACAACAATCTGGACGATCAATACCCTACTCCCGAT